ATTAACGATTGCCCACTGGCTTTCTTCTCTATTATTATAATGTCTGGGTCGTGTTCATCAAATGCATCTTGTGCATTACTTCGTAACTCTGGATATTCAAATCGATTGCGAACATTACCTAATAAAATTAAATTACCGATATCTCGTTCAACTCCGTCACTATCTGTTTCGGTTGTAACAAAGATACCCCACGTTTGAATTACACTATAATCTGCCGTTGTTCTTGTTGAGAATGCTGTATCTAAAGTTTGTATTACAAAATCACACTGTGGTGGTTCGTCTTCATCCCAGATTCGAAACCACGATTTTTTAAGAATACCACCTTCGTCTGGCACGGGGTTTTGCATATATAAAGATTCCCAGTATCGTGAACCGTTATGTCTACGAATCTCTGCTTCATCGTTTTCTAATATCTCTTTTGGTTTCCATTCAGGAAAGTATGACTCACCGACTGGTAAGTTAAGAATTTTACTACTACTATCGTCAACCCATGCCGGTATTCGTATAACTTCCCAGTTCAAAGCTTTATCCGTTCCATCACCTTGGCTTGATAATAGCCAACCACAAATATCATCTTCGTGATATCGTGTGTTAATAATAACAATAGAGCCGTTCGGCATAAGTCTTGTTCGTAAACCAGCAGGATACCATTCTTTAATGTAGCGACGACCCGCTTCACTAAAGGCATCTTCCTCTGACATCACGTCATCAAGTAAAGCCACGTGTGCACCACGACCAGCTATCTGGGTTCGTACACCTGCTGCCACATACACACCGTTCTTATTTGTCTGCCACTTACCCGCAGCCCTAACATCGGATCTTAACTTGACTCCCTCAAATATTGACTGATAGTCTTGGTCATTTACCACATCTCTTACACTTCTACCAAAGTCAGAGGCTAATTGATCACTGTGTGATACCGACAATATCTCATGATTAGGGTGTCGACCTAGATACCAAGCAGGAAATAGTTTAGAACAGATTAAAGATTTAGAACTACGTGGTGGTAAGAACACCATCAATCTTTTAATAGAACCCTCTTCGACTTGTTGTAGTTTTTTACTAATAACATCTATGTGTTTACCCATTTTAAAGTCAGCAACAAGCTTTGGAGCAAAGGCTTCTATAAATCCAGAGAAATTATCACGAACATTTTGGAATGCGAGGTGACGAAGCTTGGCAATATCCTCGTCGCTTATAGATTCATTACTTTTTAGGGTCATTGTTTGACGATACGACTTTGAGACCTGCGATTTTTACAAGTCTTTCCACGTCTTTCTTCTTATCACCACTCTCAAAGCCAGTTGTCTTTACGGTCTGCTCTACTTTATCTACAAACATACCTAGATGTTTAGCAATATGTTCCATAGATTTGTTTGCATTTGTAAAATCACTGTCTTGCATGGCCTCATTGTAAACTTTTGCTAGTCTTTCTAGAACTTTTTCTTTTGTCCACGTAACTTTAGTTACGGCTTCGTCTTGATACTCTTTAATTCGCTCCATAACCTTTTCATTTTTCATAATTACCCTAGCTTTGGCTCTCGTTCGTGCATCATTCTTGTCTGGTTGGTAACCTGCGGCTGTATATGCCTTGACTTCGTCCCCATGACCGGCAAATTCCATGCAAAATTTCTCTTGCATAGCTGTGAGTCCACGAAATGTAGGGATTTTTACGTTATTGTCTGTTGGTTTTTCTAACATTTTCTTTTTATACTCCTCTGGGTTAGTTTTTTGTATCCGTCTTAGTCTTCGGCGCTCTAATTCAACCTGTATTTCTTTTAATTCCTCGCCGCCTCCATATATTCTCGCCTCTCTTTTAACTTTATACAAGTTAATTAACTCTTCTTCTGTCATTTTACCGTAAAGAATGTGTACTTTTTTTGCAGTCATAGTCTTAAAAACTTTGAAGGGAGGATAATAACCCACAACCATCACTCCCTTCTCTTCATATACCAGGATTCCAAAGCTGTAGGAGACAAATGAAGCTTAAAACTTAGTCAAATTAGGACATAACTAAGTGGATTCGACTGGTAGGAATAATATAAACGACTAATTGACAATATGCAAGTGATTGTTTATGATCCACTTTATGAGACCCGAAGAGTTTTTGTACCAACCCATGGTTCTTTTAGACCATCGAGTGATGGAGTATCAGTTCTGTATGCAAAACATCCAGAATCCTAAAGGACATTACATGGAGTTCGGTGTGTTTGAAGGTAAGTCTATAAATTATCTAGCCAGTTTAAATAAGAAAGTAACCTTTCATGGTTTCGATAGCTTTGAAGGATTACCTGAAAAATGGTTCATGGGTCATAAAGTTATTGAGAAGGGACACTTCGCTATAAGTGAATTACCAAAGGTAGTACCGAATGTGGTATTACATGAGGGTTGGTTTGAAGATACCGTACCTATCTGGAAGAAAGACCACAACAGGCATATATCATTTATGAATATTGATTGTGATTTATATGCATCCACAAAAACTGTTCTTGAATTATTAAATGATCAGATTGTTAGTGG